GGTGAAGTTTGCACCCATAGAAGCAAGCTGTCGCAATTCTTCCAAAGACTGAATCTCTACAGTCTTACCATTAGCTTTCAAAGGAGCCAGAGCTTCTTTGTATTTAGCTTCATAGTTCACTGCTTCAACAGGAGCAGGAACTTCAGGCTTAACTGCTGCTACTTCAGCACTTGGTTCATCAGCCTTTGGAAGACTAATTGATTCATCTGCCACACCATTATCTTGGTTGGGCAACTCTACAGTTTCCCCAGAAGCAGGAGTTTCTGCTTCTGGCTCCACTGCAGGAGTCTCAACCACTGCCTGAACTTCAGGAGCAGGAGTCTCTACAACAGTCTCTGGAGCTTCAACTACTGGAGCAACAGTTTCCGTAACCTCCGGTGGAGGCTCATTCAAAAAGGCAGCGTCATCAAGAATGGCCATGTCGATTACTCCAGTACGTCAATAATGGCAGTCTCTGCACGGGCATCATCAAGAGCATTATCAATTGATTCCATTTCATTCTCTGCAGCATTGCCCATCTGAATAAGCACAGAAAGGTAACGCTTCAAATGTCCAGCAGCTTGTGCAATAGACAGAGCATCCTTCTGGTTACGTTCAGTCAATGCAGGATCACTAGAGGCGTGTACATAACGAGCACACTCTTTCTCCATAAACTGTTCAGTAATAACTTTACGAAAGTCTGCATTCTGTGTCAAGCGTTGAACTGCTTGACGCATTTCAACAGCTTGTTTCATGGCTTCACGTTGAGTTTCCAGTTGTTGTACAGTGACTTCAGACATGCTGAATGGTCTTTCTTTAAAGGTTAATAAGGAGTATTTGAACCAAGGAAAGCAGAACTCTGTCTCGGTGCATCGTTTAGTTTATCACTAAGTTGGTTAAAGCCAATAGCTGCATCCAAATTAGGTGCTTGTTCACCTTCTTTTCTAGCTGCAGTCAGTGCTTTAGTAATCTGAAGATTCTGATTACCTTCTGCCTGTGCTTTCTGTTTCTCCATATCACGAGCGTGTTTAGTGCCAGTATCTTGCTCAACGTAGTCCAAGTCAATGGCATCTTTCTTAGCCATTGCTTCTGCAGCTTTAGCGTCATTCAACGCAGCTTCAGAATTAATCTTAGCCACTAGAGCACGTTTCTCTTCTACTTCAAGCTTGGCCATCTCCTGTTGTTCAGGTGATGGTTCAGGCTTATATGTACGAAGTTTCTGAGCCAAGTCAGGCATACGCTTCAGATCAGCAATCTCAGCCAATACAGTCAGCATAAGTTCTTGTCCTGCATTTGGTCCAATTGTTTGAAGCATGAAAGACAAGTCTTTTGCTTTGGAATCATCAATCTCAGCAGTGGAAATATCCACTTCAAGATCAAAGTCACCAGCCAGATCATCACGTTTGATTTCTACAAACTCAGTATTAGTGACACGAACAACTTCCTTATCAGACAGGAAGACTGCGTTCATCTTGATAATCTTGTACCCAACATCAGCAATACCCTTGGCCAAGCGACGAAGAATTGCCATCTCACGTTTGGAAGCTGCATCCAATACTCCACGGATACCAGCAGCTACGTCACCATAAGCTTCACCAGAGATACCACCACCAAAAGACTTCACACCAGTAAGTGCTTCTGCTTCTTGGTTCTGTAAGTTCAACATCATCAATGCTGACTGTGGAAGTTCTGGATACTTATGCTCAATCAACCCTGCTTGTGGTGTAACTGTTGGATTGAACTCATAGTCTTGACCACTCTCATAACGCCTACGATTCAATGGGTCCAGCATTCCCTTGGCAAAACCTTGTTGACCATTCGCTGAACGGCCCAACAGATCAATCATTCCACGAGTCACAGCACCCAAGATTGCTTGGTTGTCTTCCAACAACTCAGCATCAGGCTCACCATACAACTCACGTTTGACTGGGAGATACTTGGTAATGACGAAGGGAAGCTTCTTGTCCGGGTATGGATTCTTCTCCATACGGATCATGGTATTACCGACCCAAGTAGCAACAATGCTAGTCAGTTCACCCTTACCATCAATATCGTAGAAACCCCAATACTCATACGCCACAACCTTTTTACGTGGTGCATCTTGGAATTGGAAGTTCGTGGGAGTCTTAGTTGAAAACTCACTGTCAGACAGTGGAGCAGCACCTTCCCAATTCACCTTATCCAAATTGGTATAGCGATCTTTCTCAGCTTCAAGGTCTGCTTTACAAGTCTCAAAGGAGACAACAGCAAACTTGGCCTTGAGAATGTCACCACTGCATGAAGGATCAATCACCACATTGTCTGGACTCATTACCTCTACAGTGGGATGATTGAAAATTACCTTCTCAACTTCAACTTCCTGCTCACCAGTTTGTTGAGCAATGACTGTTTGACCAGTCTCTTCATAGTAGTCAAGGGATGCCTTCAATGCAGGATCAGCTTGTTCCTCATACATACGAGGATCAGACTGTTTAGCTTCCATACCTTGCTGTAAAGCATCTATCTGTTCTTGTGTCTGTACTGGAAAGTACGAGTACACAGGAGCCATTTCTTTGACCATTACAGTCTTACGGCACCAACCCACACGCAAAACAGATGTACCTTCATCTACCGTAGCACGTACAAAATCATCAATAAGATTGACCCTGTTCAACTTGGTTCTGAATTGGTAGTTCAACAGAATCTCATTCTGTTTGGCAGAACGAGAATCTTCAAAGGTTACAGGGTTAGCTTTGTAGAGTTTGTTGGTTCCAAGAAAAGGTTCAGTCAACGCAGCATATCGCCACTCAGCTTGGCGACGAATAAGCTTGGGTTGAACTGAAGAACGTCCCTTCACTTTAGTAGGACGTGCTTTACCCTTGCAATACATCAAGTCATTCCACAGAGCAATCTTAGTCATCTGAGCACTATGTGCACCAGATGCTTGTTCCATGTCGTACTTCAGTTGAGCAATGGATGGTTCCTTCTTCCAAGAAGTAATCTTGGCAGATTGATTTGGGTCCAAAGGAACATTACTAATCACTTGCTTTGGTTCGTCATGGTTGAGGGAATCATCAGTCATTTTGAGAACCTATTACTGTTATTTGTTTGGAGTACTGTTAGCAAGCAGCACATCTTTGTTTTGAGAACCACGACTGGAACCAAAAAAGAAATTCAATACGGCACCAAAGCCAGCACTCAACGAACCAAGGAGAATAAGCAATGCTTGTTGATCAGTGGCTGTTAGCAGGCCCATCATCATGGTAATCAAAATGCCAAAGAATCCAGTCACAATGATCACAGCCAGAATGTCTGGAGTCCTACTTTTCACAGCAATCTGCATTGCACGAGCATCAGCAGTGTTCTGTGTATCCAACTGGTCTTTGGTAATTTCGTTCTGGGCCAAGAATTTGGTGAAGTCAATTTCAGCCAAACGAATGGCTGTCACTTGGTCAGCAGTCATCTTATTGTCAGTCAGTGCTTTGGTCACAGCATCAACTGTCTTGCCTTCAAGACCAAGTTTCTCTGCAATGAATCCAGCAGCAATTCCACCAAAGGGACCCCCCAATGCTGTACCCAACATTGGTACAAGTGTTTTAAGAAATTCCATATTAAGCCACCCTATTCAAGAACCAACCATAGATAAAAGCTTCTTGGCTCGGTTTAGCTTCTGCAAGCTCAATGTACCTTGTACCTTGCAAAGCATTCAACATCCGAACCAAGACAACATGACCATTATCCCCCCGATGAGTCAAGAATGCCTTCAGTGAAGCAAGAGTCATTTGACCAATAGCACCATCAACAGTAATGTCTGGGTAGTATTTACCTTCAGCATTCAGAGTATTAAGTGCTCTCTGTAGAAATTTAGAGGCAGTGCTAACACCCATATTTACACCAGTGTCCAGCAACTCTTCAGCGATGCGTGGACTGTATTCGGCTACTTTATCAAAGCGAGGACTTTCCCAATAACGCTGTTTATAAATAGCGACTGCTGTTGTCTTGGGCAACAAAGTCATTAACCCATCATAGCCAAAAGCACGGGCCACTTGTTCAGTGATCCCATACATAGTTGGTCCACCTTTATCAGCAGGATGGTTAGAAAATCCACCCTCCCTGCCAATCAAAGCTTCAATATAAATGTCGAGGTATATCACTTAACTTCCTTGGTTTGAGCCACAAGAGACTGGATTTTAGTCGTAACTCCCGTAGAGAAGAACAATATAAGAACTGCAACAATAGCTGCAATGACTTTGTGTGTAGCTGTTATCTTGTAGCTCTCCATTACTTTGGCTGCTTCTATACGCACACGGTGATCGTGTACGTTCCTGGATGGATGACCAAGCCGCCGCCTGTGCCGAGCGAATTGATGGCGAACTGGATCGCCGTAGTTACATCAATGCTCGCGGTGCCTGATTTCACATCCGCAATCTGCGCCGCAGTCATGAAGTCAAAGACACTCACACTCTCCCGCAGCTTGCTATGCACATCAGTCGCAACAGCGCCAGCACCGATCTTTGCTACGAGTCTTTGCCGTGGCGTCATTTCGGGCTGACCCCGCTTTTCATCGCAGTCCAGAGCGCGGCAATGGACGCTCCTAGACCGACGATATAGCCCAACGGCTTTGCCAGCTTGCCGATCATCTCCATCGCCCGCATTGCGCCCTTCCAGCTCTCGAACACTTCGAGCATCTCGGCGGTATCGGTTTTAATTCCATTGATCGTCTCGGTGTTCTCGGCCAGCAGCACCTTGGCGCTGGCTTGCTCAATCTGAATCGCGGCGATAGTCTTCACGATCTCATCCATTCGCTTGTCTCCCGCCCTCAGCTCTTGCGCGACGTAGTCGTTAAATTCTTCGGGTGTGCGTGGCATATGGAACCCCATCACTTCCCCTCGTTGATCTCATTGCGCAGCAGCCCAGCCCAGTCGTCACATCCCGAGCCTTTCCACGTTCCACAATCCCGAATGTCTGCGTTTCGGATTGCTTGATAGAGCCCGTGAACGAATTCAATTTGCTCCCCAGAAAAGGTTGATGACTTGAGAAGTTGAAGAAGCGCATTGCGCTGAATTTCGCTATCTAAGATCATGCTATGGTTGCCAGCTTGCGAGTGTTGCCTGCCGCGTCCTTGATGGTGATGTAGCCGTTAACAGCCACGTCGGCGTTGGCCGTCCAAGTCCCAAAGCGCACAACCCCGGTGCCCTTAGAGCCAAGGATCAAGTCAAGGTTGGCCTCCCCTTCGGGATAGATCGACGGTGGGGCTCCTGTGGCGGCTGGGTTGATGCGGACGTAGTTGGCGCGGTGGGTGCCCAAGTACACCGAGCCGGTGCCCTTCGCCTGAACGGCGAAGTCCAAATTGGCCGCCCCCCCTTGAGCGACAATGCGCGGAGCATCGGTAGAGCTGCCTGTCAGAAGCGGCCAAGATGATGTCGATGCGGTGTGCGACACCTCAAGCTGCGGCCCGCCGCTGGTATTGAAGAACCACCCAGCCGCGCCGTTGTTGTCGATACGACCCGTTCCATTGACGGCAATGCGCCCTCCCAGAGAGGCGCTGTTGTCAAAGTAGGCGAAACCAGAAGTCGCCCCTAGCGTGTTGGTGGACAGCGTAACTCCGCTGCCGTGGATGACACCCCCGGTGATGCGCTCTTCGCCATATCGCGTGTTGCTATTGGCGGTGGAACTGTGGTTCTCAATGGTTCCGTTGTCTCGGGCAAGAAAGCCGCTTCCGGTATTGCTACTGGATGTGGCTGAGATTGCCCTCAAATTTGAGTTCGACAGCGAGGCGATGCCCGCGATGGAGCAACCGGAAGCCGAAGCGTTGGAGCAGTCCATCGCGGAGCCGTACTCCGCCTGGAAGCCGTACCCGTACCCGTTGGCGTTGTCGTTCGCGTTGGAGCTGCTCGCGTAGCGGCAGTACACCGTCGAGCCGACAAAGGCCCAGATGCCCACATCACCGGCGTTGTCCACCACCGCATAGTCGCAACTCACGAACGATCCGTTGCGCGCCGCGATGCCGTAGTACCAGTTGTTGGTCTTGACCTTGGGGCCGCAGATGATCGTTGCGCCGTTGTTCGCAAGGACAGCGGCGTTGTTGTTCGCCCGTCCAGCCTTGCTCGCCAGCGTGAATCGAAAGCCGTTGAGATACCCCAGCGTGTTGCCATTGCTCACGATCAGGGCGTCAAACGTCGGCGCGGCGGAAACCGTGATGATGCAGTTGTCGGGGGTTGTCTCGTTACCCACAAGGCGTATCTGGGAGCCTTGCGGGTGGTTGGCGTTGATCCCGCTGGTGAGCGTGTAGGTGCCGTCAGCAACTTGAATCGTCACCGTCGTGCCGGAGGCGATCGTCTTGTTTGCCAGCCAGTTAAACGCATCCTGAATCGTGGCGAACTGAGACGGAACATTGATCGTTATCGTGCCGATGCCATCAGTGTCGCCGTAGTCACCAACACTGACGAGTTCCCGCAGCTTGCTCTGCACAGTCGTCGGCACTGCCTCCGTGCCTTCTTGTTGAAAGCCCACCAGCGATGCGCCAGAGGATGCCGCAAGATCAACAGTTTTAACCCTGTCAACCTGTGCAGTGATCTGGTCAAAATTAGCTTGGTTATCCGCAATCAGCTTGGCAGGAGTACGCACCAAGCCAGCAGAGGTAGATACAGAGCTACCAACACCTGATGCTGGACCATTCACCCACGCATGTACTGTGTTGCTGTCTGTAGCGAATTGAGAGACTTTATCGGTTAGTAGCATAAGTAACTTTCATTAACTAAGTGTTAGTACAGAAGACCTCACCACACCGTCAGAACCTTTGACTTTGAGAGTCAGAGAGGTATCGCTGGTCAGTTCAAAAGTCATATTCCCATTGGCTGCAGGTGTGCTGCTTGCTGCAGGATTAATAACTGGACTTGTCAGTGTTTTGTTGGTCAGAGTTGCCACAGCAGCGCCCATGGCAGCATGCGGCCGATGTCGGACTGGATGGCCGCGAGTTTCTTTGCAAGTTTCTTCGTTGCCATTTCAGTGCCCTCCCACTTTTGAGACAATGCCGGCCCAGAGCGCGGCGCCCAGGCCGACGATCAGTAACCCGACGATTGCGAACATGCCGTGATCAGACGCCCGGCGCAATCGCCGGCCGAAGCGCAGATCGTCCTGGAATTCCGCAACGCTCTCCGGCTTGTCTATATCGACGCCGAGAATTGCAAATACCTTGCGGACAGCCTCGTCGGCGATGGTGCCGGCCTCCGCGCAGCAGTGTTTGTCAGTCATAGGACCCTCGCCATTTCAGCTTCACGGGCACTCTCGCAGTGCCCGTCGCCAAAGCCGGCATCGAGCAGCCAGCGCAGCGTCTTGTACGGCTGTTCGTCCCTGTAACGCCAGCAGCGGCTGCTGATCGTCTCGTCCTCGTCGCCGCCGAAAGCCGTGTTGGCGAGCTGATCGAAGCCGATGCCGATCTTCCAGGCGCGGCGGCTGCCAGCGATGATCGCTGCCAGCATCCAGACATGCGCTACAAGCGCCGCCACGGCGCACAGCAGCCAGATCAGCAGCAGGCCGGCGCGATACCTCACGCCAGAATCTCCGCAGCGCGCCCGGCTCCTATCAGGCCGCCGTATTCCATCGCGTTCAGACCAGCCACGATGCGAGGATCATCGAGACTCACGTCCTGCGCCGACGCGAGATCGTCCATCCAGACCCGAATAGGCACGGACGATTCGGCCGCCGTGGTGATGGCGATCTTTTCAGCGTCCGTGAAACGCGAGCGGAATTCGAGCACAGTAATCGTCAGCTTCAATGCCAGCGCATTGAGAACCAGCAGACCGCCGGCCGGAGGCTGCGGCAGTTGAGCAAATGGATTTGTCATGTCACTTGATCCTCACATATTGACCGATGCAGGTTTGCACCTGCATGCCGATGTAATTCGGCGAAAATGGAATCACCTCGGTGTTTCCTTCCGACTTACCCAAAACGTTGATAAGTATCTTGTCGCTTGCCCACGAAGCACGCGCAGCCGTCGTCGATACCGACGGCGCGTAAATCTGTCCAGCCCCCCAAGTATTGCCGCCGTCGCCGGTCATATAGATTGACCGCCGATTGTTCGGCGCTGAACTCGATGACGCCAATGCGAGCACGAGGCCGGCGCCGTTGGTAGCCAACATCACGCTGGTCATGCCGACGCTGGTCGTGCCGACAAAGTTGACGGTTGAATAGTCGCCACCGGAAATCACGCGCGTCCAGGCGCCAGTCGGATTTGTGGCAGTATAGATGCGGCCGCTCGACATCAGCATCATGAACACAGTTCCGTCGAAAACCACGTCGACCGGGTTGCCATCGGAAGCGAACGGAATCCCGCTGCTTGATGTGCAGTCCGTCCATGTTCCGGAAGGAGTGGTGCAGATGGCAATCTTGCCGACGGTATTGGAGGCCGACGTTCCGACCGCGACGAACCAGTTGCTCGCTCCGCCGAAGGCCATCGCGGCGGCGGGCGCATTGCCGCCGATATTCGGCGCGCTGGTCACCGTCCACGTGCCGGATGGATCGGCATTGTTGATGTAGGCCATCGTTCCAGCACCGCCGGCCATCGTGGCCATCGTGACCCACCAGTTGTTGCCATAGGCCAGCGCACCGACTACCGGAAACGTCGTGAATGTACCGCCGACAGCCGTCCATGTGGTCCCATTGCTCGTGTATTTAGGCCCCGAGTTCGCGGAACTCCACGGCAGCACCGCGTAGCTGGTGCCATTCACCGCCGGTCGCAGCACATCGGCAGCGGAGAATGTTCCGGTACAAGCGGTCCAGGTGCTCGTCGGATCGGTCGCGTACTTCTGCCCGCCAGAACCGCTCGATTCGACATATTGAGACCCGACTTTGCAATAGATGCACTTGAGGCTGCCAACAACACCATCGGGCACGGCGCTGCCGCTGAGGGAATCGCTGCCGTAGACAAAGAGCTGCGGAGCGATGGGGAAAGATGATATATAGTCGAGGGGGTTGTCCTTCAACACGCCGGCGCGCAGCCATTCTGCGCCGACCTGATCGACGAAGTTCTGCTGCGCGTCGATGATGATGGTCTGGCCGCCGATGGGCGTACCACCGGCGCCTAAAAACGAACTCAAGTTGCCTGCACTCATTTAGATTCTCCAATCACCAAGCGTTGCGTCATAAACAAAGCAGCTGTGAAAGTACCGGACGTTCAGGGACAGCGGAGAGCATCCCATGGCAGTTTTACCGTTGGGTAGAAGGGCAACGGGATTGACATCAAACGTCCCATCCACGTCTTGCACCTCGATCTGGTCACCGTCCTGCGGAGAAGCGGGGAGCGTTAAGCTCCAAGCGCCGCCCGTCGTGCTGCACTTGATGTGCTCGCCGGAGTTGCAGGTGTAATTTGCCGACTTTCTTAACCACGAAACGATTGCTGTCAGCGCGACCCAGTTTGTGGGATCGCTTGCGGGATCGGTCGTCCCGGCACCTGCCGTGATCCTGCGATACGTTAAAAAGTTGATCGTGCTATACCGGCAATCCCCAACGGCGTAAGTCGTGCCGCTCACCCAGATGGTCACGCCGGTGGCCGTTGAAGCAGCCGCAGCACTGGCCGCTGCGGCCATGGATGAATCCGAAGCAGCCACCGCACTCGCGGATGCTGCAGTAGCACTGCTTGCTGCTTCACCTGCTTTGGTCGTGGCAATTCCAGCTTGTGTGGTTGCCGTAGTAGCTTGAGTACTTGCTGTTGATGCAGCAGTTGCAGCTTCAGAAGCTTTAGTAGTTGCAATGCCTGCCTGTGTAGTTGCAATACCCGCTTGAGCAGTAGACAAAGCCAGCACACTGGTTGCACCTGCATTAATCACAGCATTCTGATCGGAAATCACCTTAGCAGGGCTGGCAATAGCTGCACCACCCAAAGTCACTGTGCTGCCTGTACCCGTAGCTGGCCCATTAGCCCAAGCATTTGTCATATTGATAACAGCTTGAATTTCAGCTTCATTGTCAGCAATCAACTTCGCAGGTGAAGCCACAGTCCCTGAATCAGTGGTGATGGAATCAGTAACGCCTCCATGCACCCAAGCATTGACCAGATCACTGTCTGCGTCAAACTGAACTACTTTATTTGTTAAGGACATATTTCTCTTTCAATTGAATAAGGTAGTCAGTTCAGTTTGAACCAACGTGTGTAAATCTATTGCTGCAGATTCAGGTTGAATCGTGTCATGGATATTCAAATGAAGACGGTCTACGCCCGCTTCTGTGACTGCATAACCATTATAGAAGCCTTCAAGAATCAACCACAAGCCATAAGCTTCATTGAGTAGCAGTTCTCCCATATTGATGCGGTACATGTCTGATACTTCAGACTGCTTGAAGACAATGCTGGCTATCTCAATGCTCATTCCAATTCTCCACGAATACGGAATTTAAGCTTTGCAGGTGTAGTTTGCTTACGTCCATCTGGCCAAGTTACTTGTACTTCACCATAGTAAGTGCCAACAGTATCCAATACATTAGGAGTACCTGCTGTCCAGTCTAACATTACTTGTCCAAGAGAAGCAACTGGACCCGGAAACATTGGAATCACTGCCTTTACGTCAGCATCGGGACTGGTTGCAAAGTTGAATTGAACTTCAGTACCCAAACGAGACAAATCAAGGAAATCACCTGTATTTGTATCCTTCAATGTCAACAAGAACTGTGGACCAGTGTCATTCTGTACAAGTTCAGTGACTGGGAGGCGTGAAGTCTTTACAGGCTCTTGCTGTGTTACACAGCCTAGCTTTACTGTAGTGATTCCAGAGTCAGGGAAGAATGGTTGAAATGCCATGATTATTTCCATCCACCAAGATTGAAGCGTGTATTGACACCGCTGATGCTTAAGTTTAACGCATCTGCTTCGGTAGTGTCAGCACAAATGCTGTTGAACATAGCCAAATGTCCTTGGGAAACAGTCTGTGACTCTGGTGTGTTCATGTTGAAGTACACCTTGTACGCAATGAAAGCAGTTAGAGCACCATGTAGCGGAGAGGGCAATTCAATCTCTTGGTTCGTGCCATCAAGTATTACATGCTTTGCTTGGTAAGTCACTGCCAACACTTCATTGGAGCGAACCATGTTCACCTGCAATGTCTTAACGGTAGGAGTGTTGACTGACCAGCAGTTGTTTGAATCGTTCAATGGACGTTGACCACCATAGTTGGTGTACACAGCCAAGACTTTAAGTACGTCATCTAAGAATGGCTCATTCACTGTGTCCCGTATGTACGGAGCATCTACCACTGAATTGTCAAAGCCAGTAGTTGAGTACTCAGGTAACAACCTATACAGAGTGTTGCCCTCTTGTAGTTCAACGATACAGCTTTTTTCTTTGAGCACGAACTTTGTGTAAAGTCGTGTCAGAGCCTCGTTAGCAAAGTGCACAATCTGTGGTCGTTTTGCAAGAAGCAACGTACCATCACCAGCACTTGCCATGTGATGATTGGATAGCTCACCATAGGCGAGCATGTTGTAGAGGTCATTGAGTAGCATTTGTCTGAACCTTAAATAATGTAAGAGGCAAGTCCACTAAGAGCTTCCGCTTCCTGTTGTTCTTCCCAGAGGCTGTTCTCATCAGGAGTAACAGGGGCAGATTCAGAAGGTTTCCACGGTGTGAGATAGGAAAGTTGGGAGATTGTATCAATACAATCATCCTTTCCCTTAATACCTGACTTGGTGACAAGTCTCAGTTGTCCCATGAATACCCCCATGATAACGCTTCGCTTCATCTCTTCGGGGAAATATATTTTCCCTAGCTTGAACCAAGGAAGCACCATATTGAATCGGGTAAGCTTATCTCCTTGTGACCGAATACCTGCAGCACCACTCTTCTCTGATGAGGCAAAGTTGAAGTAAGTGTTCCGAGTCATCATCTCAGACTGTATCCACTTGATGAATCCACCTTGTTGACCAGAAACTTCAATACCAACGGACTGAGGTTTGTACATTTGAACCAAGCGAAACAAATCCACCAAGGTCTTGTCCATCGTCTGACGTTCACACACACCATCAACCCAGAACCAATCCCCATTGGAATTGTACGCCCATACACTGATCACTGAGAAGTCTGCAGTCTGTTTGGCTGATGTGGCGAAGTCTGTCGTAATGTAGAAGTTGAACGTACTCTTCTTGGCCAGCAACTTGGCACGCTCGTACCAACGAATCTCTCCTTCCTGCACCAGTCGTTCTTCTTCGGACGTAATACGAAGCATCAACTCTTGGAAGAAGCTGGCCTCTTTGCCTGTCTTCACAGCCATATCATATTGGTTGGACACGTACTTGAAGCTGAACCGATCCTCCCAAGCACCCACGAACTCTTCTTCTGTGCACGGGAACCTCTCACAAACTGGCCACACGTTCACATCCCAAGCACCTGATTCCACAGCCTCAATCAGAATGTCATCCTTGTTGAAAGGTGTGCCATTGAAGATCACCTTGCGTCTTGTTGGATCAAGAGCGTGGTTCACTCCTTTATATACAGTGTCTTTGATTGACTCCATAGCAACCTTAGACTTTGAATCATCATCACTCACCAAGTCATCCAGAACACACAACACTGGCCGTTTACCAAAAATCTTGGTTCCACGGAGTCCAGTGTTGTGAGTACGTACCAATCCTTCTCCTGCAACAAACTGGCGTTGTTCATTATCTACAGCAATACACTGGCTAGGTTCATCAGCAATACGTGTAATGCTAACAATGGCTGCTTTGTCATTCTTGAAAGGAAGTTGTCTAACCAACTTTCTGTGCAAACGAAACAGAGGTTGTAGTGTGCGTACAAGAGTACGATAGTGATTGTCTTTGCCTGTACTAACCCAACGAGCTTCACCTCCCAAAGACCGGACCAACCACATCACACCTTCAACCAGTGGTTTGCTATTGGAAGAGAAAGAAGACTTCCCCTCTTTTGAACAAGAACCATCAGTATCCATCAACCCTTGCAGCAATGCCAAACGCTGCGCTGCAGAACCAAGAAGAAAATCTTCTGGGATTCTTTTGTCATTGCCATGTACAGACAAACCATGAGCAGAAACAAAACGATTTATACCCACAATGGTACGACACACTACGTTGGTATTTCGTTTATCTACGTAAGCCTTGCCAAGTTCATACGGAATCTCTTTGCAGTAAGTTTCCCAATCGTCTTTATGTGCCGTCAACACTACAGGCACATTACCTGAAGATTTACAATTCATAGAACCATCACCTAAAAGCAGACCTACCGTATAAGGGTCAAGCAGTAGATTAGTGTTCTCAGAGAACTGCATAGGCTCAATGTTCTGTACCCAAAGCAAGGGTCGCTTTGATCCATTAAGGTCTTCAGCAAACAAAGGTTGTTCAAGTAACTCAAGTGTAGAGAGGGTGACTTCAGTCAGTGTGTGACTAGAGAACGTCTTCTCTGATTTAAACTCCTTTACCCAAACCTGATTCCAATGATCTTCACTAACTTTGAGTGCTCTGCCGTCATCCAGCGTGAGTTGGTACATAGGCTTGTTAAAAACTTCACTCTTCTGAGTGATTGTTGTAGGCAGTCCATCAGCGCCCAGAATTGCCTGACCGACGCTACAAGCACCAATAGTAGTAACGCCACCATTTGCCAAGTAAAGTGCCGTATCTAAAGCAAGCGCCTTGGCTCCAAACATCTTTACCCCCAACTGCATGTTGTCTCTGTTGGTGAACTCCAGATAATTGTCTGTGAACTTAGCTGATGGAATCCAGTACTGTAGGAACTCACTGTTGTTGTACCTAAACTCA